ACGGCGAGCGGGTTTTCCTCGCCCAGGTCGCTCCTGACCGACCAGGCCTCGGCGACGCCGGGCCAGAGGAGCGTCAGGCCCCCGAAAAACACGATCCGGCCCTCGTCGTCGCGCATGGTCCAGGACGGATCCCGCTCGTAGCGCGCCAGGAGCTCGCGCCATTGATCGGTCCCCAGGGCCTCGATCTCCTCGGGGCTCCTGGGAACGATCTCGAAGTAGTCGGAGGCCTTGAAGGGTTCGACCGTCATTTGTCCTCGACCTTGAGCTTGATCTTCGCGACGAGGGTTTCGTAGGCCTCGCGGTACTTGGCCGCCTCGGCCTTCGCCTTCGCCAGGCTCTCCTCGAGCTCCTTGACGATCTGCGGATTGTTCCGGAGCACGAGACACTCCGCGACGCCGCCGGCGACGCCGCCGGCCACAAAGACCAGGATGTAGATGAAAAGCTCTTTCATGGTTCCGACCTCCTATCGGTTTGGTTTACCTGTCCATCGTGTCGAGCCTCGGCATGAGGCACAAAACCGTCATGGGAAGCGGCTTGTCCTGGCGGATCAGGATCCGGCCGGCCGTCGAGTATCCGCCCGGGAAGGCGAGCTCATAGTCGCCCGTGAAAAGCGGCGGCGGCGAGCCGAGCGGGTCGTTCATGTTCCGCGTGATGATCTCGTCCAGGCGGTCCGCGTCCGGACCCACCAGGCCGCACCCGGTCTGATAGAGCTTGATCCCGACCTCGTGGATCCGCTTCTTCTTGCCCTGGGCCGTTCCCTCCATTGCGCCGGCCTCGAGATCCATCGGCTCGAGGTCCGAAATGAATTGGAGCCCGACCTGGACGACCGAGGCGGCCGTTTCGAGCGTGATCGAGCCGCCGGCCGCGACGACCTGATCCGGGACCAGGGCGCCGTCGGCGAGGATCTGGACCGTCGCCCCGACCAGGTGATCGAGCCCGGAGATTGTCGTCGCCGGCGCGCCGTCGTAGGTCAGACCGCAATCCACAAAGAAGCAATCCTCTTGATCCGAGCCCCAATCGAATTCCGTCAGGAATTCAACAAAACGCTTCGTAACCCCGTTGATCGTCCGGCGGACGACCATCCAGAGCTCGTCCTGGTAGGCCCCCGGGATCACGGCGACGCTTTCGACGGCGCCGGCCATCGGGTGACGGTGCCAGGCGTAGACCTCCTGGTCCTTTTCGTAGGTCATGCCCAGGAGCGTCCCGTCGGCCCTGGCGGCCCAAATGATCGGGAAGGGCGAGCTCATGTAGGCCCAATCGACAACCCCGCCCTTCGTGATATGCTCGGCCAGGAGCGTGAGGTTCCGGGCGACGTAGCCGTCCAGGTCGTAACGGTAGGAGAGCTCCCTGGCGACCTCTCCGTAGTTCTGCGGGAGCCCCAGGCGTTGCATGAAAAGGACGACGTTCCGGAGGTTGATCGGCGAGAGCTCGGCGCATCCGTAGGCGCTCTGCTGATTGGCCTCGACGTTGGTCGGCGAGAGCGGCTTGTTCGAGTCCGGCGGCTCGATCGTCCACTCGCCGTTGTTGGTCCCGACGATCAGGTGCGTCACGGGCGCGATCCAGGTGATCGCGTTGACCTTCTCCGAGGAGAGGGTGTAGGAGAAACCGTTGTCGGCGTCCGTCCCGGGCGAAAAATCCTCGTAGGATCCGACGCGGGAGCGCCAGAGGGTCTGCGGATAGTCGATCGTGTTCGCGAGCCACATACACTCCTTGTGCAGGGCGATCGCGGCGGGATATCCCCGCTTGACCGAGAAGGCGCCCTCGCTGAAATAGGGCGTCTTGGCCGTGTCCCGGAGCTCGCTCATGACGGTGACGTTGGCGGACGTCGAGCTCGTGACCGAGTTGATCTTGACGTAGCCCTCGTCCTCGGGGCCGATGCTCGTGTCGTGCGTCTTGAACGGGTGGCGGATCCGCCAGAAGCTCCCCACATGGCCGGCCTCGAAAAGCGGCGTCGAGGAGGTCATGGTGACGGAGGTCCCCTGCCGGGCGCTGAACCAGACGCAATGGCCCTCGATCTCGTGGACGGAAACCTCGTCGATGTACCAGGTCCCCGAAGTCAACCATCCGGACGTAAAGCTGATCCTGGCCGAGCCGCCCCCGCCGTCGGCCGGCTCGAAAAAGAAAAAGGTGTATTCGGTCCAGGCGTTTTGCGGGACCGCGGAGAGGGTGAGCCCGGACAAGTCGATATCCCCGTCGCCGTAGGTCAGATTGACCTTGAGCCCCCCGGCCGCCGTGTAGACCTTGAAGGTGAGCCGGTAGCATTTCCCGGCAACCGTCGAGAAGGCGTCGCTCTGGATCCCCTCGGCCGCCGCGTCGACCGTGAATTTCCTGGAGTAGCCGCCCTCGCTGAATTTCTCGGAGCTCCTCTCGTTGGTCGTCGGCGTCCCGACGCTCGCCCAACTGGAATCGGATTCCATCGTGCCGTTGACGATCAGATCATTTCCGGTGATGTTCCAGGATTGCTCGTCGAGATAGGGGCCGTTGTTGAAATCGGCCAGGGAGAGCGTCCAGGAGGTATGCCCCGTGCGCGTGAGCTTCCGCGGCGCATAGAGCGGGTGGACGAGGTACATCGTGTCCGCGTCCTGGGCGTATTTGATCCCCGCGAGATGCTCCTCGAGGTAAGGGCTCGCGATCTCGTAGGCGGCCCCGCCGCTTTCGATCTGGCCCTGGTCCTTGTAAAAGCGGATATACTGATCGCCGAATTCCAGGATGTAGGCCTGGGTCACGGAGAATTCGAAGGGAATCGTCCGAACGGCCTTCGCGGAGTTCTTGACCTCGGCGACGAAGTAGGACCCGGGGCGGCGCCGGGCCGGCCCGTGGACCAGGGGGATGAAGTTCTCCATCTTCCGGCAGCCGGCGACGTACTTCTCGACGTCGACGCGGCCGTAGAGTTGCGGAGAGAGCTCGCCGGCGTTGAAACTCGTGATGATCGGAGAAACCCGCGCCATGCCTACAACCTCGCATTAAGCCAGGAATCGACCTCGATATCGTCCGGCGTCCCTTCCTGGGCGTCGATGCAGCCGGCCTCGAGCTTCTTTTGCTCGTAGACCTTGAGCATGAGCTCGGCCAGGCTCCGGTTATTCGAGAGGGCGTAGGCGAGCTCGGCCGCCAGGCGCGCCGCGACGGCGCCGACCAGGAGCGGGTCCATCTCGCCGGCGCCGATCCGCTTGATGTAGAGGATCTTCGCCGTGCTCTCGTTGGTCAGGAGCTTGCGGCCCTCGACCTTGAATTTCAGATCTAGCCGCTCGAGTTGAAGGACCCGGAGACAATCGGCCGGAAGGGCATACTGGAAGGCGAAGCCAAAGACCGGCGTATCGGTTTCCTGGGCAAGCGAGGCCCTGGCGGTCGCGCAATTCCAGTTGTAGGCCCGGAGCGTTTCGTCAACGACGGGTTGGTAATAGACCTTGCACTTCCGGGCGGCCTCGGTCTGCTCCTCGATGTTCGCGATCGTTTTGTGTCCGATCGCGGTAAGCGCAAGGTTGCAGATATCGACCTGGCTTGCCATTGATCCACTCCTCTGAGGATCCGAGGAGGAGGGGCGCGAGGCCCCTCCCCTCTTTCGCTGTTAGAGTTCCCAGGTCAGGGGCCGCTTAGTTGGAAGCGGCCTTGAAGATGACGAGTTGCACCTTGCCGGTCGCGGCGGCGACGCCGGTCTTGAGGACCAGGGGCGTGTCGGCCGTGGCCTTGTAGCCCACGCCGTCCGTCTTGCCCTTGAAGGCCTCGACGGCCGAAGTGCAGACGGTGGCCGCGATAAAGCGGTCGTCGTCGACGGAGTCGCCAAGCTGCACCGTGACGCCGGAGCCCAGGGCGGCCGCGACAAGGAGGGCGCCGAGGAAAACCTCGCCCTTCTTGAGGACACCCACGTTGACCAGGGTCCCCGCGGCCTCGCCGGCGAACGTGAATTCGTCGTAGGAGGCGCGGACCTTGCCGCCGTACTCGGCCCCGAGGAGATCCCTCATGGTCGGGGCGATGAATTTCGCGTAGTTGCTTCCGTTGGGCATCTTGAAAATCCTCCTGTGTTACGGTGAAGGGGATCCCGGAGGATCCCCGGGTTGATTGATTAGGTTTCGGTCGCCTGGATCTCGACGACGCCCTTCTCGTCCATCCGGGTCGCGCCGATGAACATCCCGACGTAGACCTGGGTCGCGTAGTTCTTGTCGGCTCGCTCGGAAACGCGGGTGATGACATCCGTCCCGATCCCCAGGAGAATCGAGTTCTGGCTCCAGGCCAGGCAGGAGCGGGTCGTCGAAACCTTGAGGAGCCGCTCGGTCCGGATGAATTTGAACCCCAGGAACGTGTCGATCTGGCCGGCGGCCAGGGCCTTGACCGTGTTGTAGTCGGCGGATTTGATCTCCGTCGTGTTGAGCAACGCCGTGACCTGTTTCGCGCTCAAGGCAAGGAAGCGCGGCTCGTCCGGATCGTTCTCGTAGGAATCGAGGATCTCCTTCGCCGAGAGGAGCTTCGCGATGGTCAAGCTTGCCGATCCGTGGACGATCTGGTGGGTCGAGGTCGGGAAGGCATAGGTCGTCGTGCCGTCCCGGCCGCCGTAGGCCGTCGCCAGGGCCGCGGCGATGATCTCGTCGTCGATCGAGCGATTCATGGCCGCGACCGCGTTGACCGCGTACTTCGAGGTCGGGTCGGTGATGAGGGTCGGCCGGTCGAAGTTGTCGATCAGGTCCGCCCAATCGAAGGGCGTCGGAGCGACGCGCCGGCGAACGTGGGGCGTCGAGATCAGCGGCGTGTCCCCGTGGCGCTGAGTCCGCTTCTGCGCGGCGGTCTGGTCGATCTGATCGAAGAACCCATATTCCCCCTGGACGCCTTCCTCGCGGACGCAGGGACGAAGGCGAGAGGGCTTCTGCTGCTGCAACAGGACCACGTTGTCGTTGTACTGCTGCACCATTGCGGTCGTGATTTCAAAGCTCATGGAATGATCCTCCTCTGTGAAAGGGGTTGGTTTTTACTCGTTGAACCGTTCAAGATTTCTCTTTCGCGATTGCCCGAAACCGGATCGCATCAACCATCAACGCGGCCCGGATCCCCGAGAGGAGGATTGCCCGGATATGTGGGAGAGAGCGGGAGCCCGGGGCCGGCCAGGAAAGGAGGAGTAGGAACCTGGGTCTCGGCCCCCGGGCGCCCTGGGGCGTATCAGCCGCCCGACGAGATCACTTCATTGAGTCGCGTCACTTCCTTCACGGCCTCGTCGTGCCGCGGGTGGCGCTTGTTGAAGTAGGCCTCGTTGAGCGGGTTTTGCTTGTTCGTTAAAATGTCCTGCTTCTTCACCTTCGCGTCGCCGGCGTTCATGTCGAAGCTCGGCCGCTCGCCGCGCACCAGGGAGCTCTCGCGCATCGAGGCCCCGATCTGAGCCAGGAGCCCCGTAATCAGCGGGTCGTTTCCGTACTTCTCGGAGATCAGAGCGACCTCCTCGGGCGAGCCGCCAAAGGTCTTGAGGACGCGGTTGGCAACGTCGACCATCTCGTCGGCCTTCGCCCCGAACCGCTCGCGCATGGCCGCGACGCCGGCCTCGTAGGCCTTCTCGGCGCCGGCCGTGAATCCCTGGTAGTCCCGGAGGACCTCGCCCATGTGCCAATCAATGAGCTTCTGGACCTGGCCCGGAAGAAGCCCGACCTCGTGCGCCAGGGTCTTGAACCCCTTGAGGCGATCCTCGTTGATCGCGATACCTTTCGGGATCTTGTCCTCGCCCGGGAGCTTGACCTCGTAGCCGTCGGGATCCTTCGGCCGGCCGAGCTTGTCAAAGACCTGGCTCCAATACTCCGGCGTGTCGTTCTTGCCGGCCGGCAGAGCGATCTTTTCGGCCCCGACCATGCTCTGCGCGGATACATGGGATTTGAAAACCTCGCCGATCGGCTTCCCGATGAAGGGCTTGCACACGGGATTTTCCCCGAATTCGCCCAGGAGCTCCGGCGTTACCATGACCGCACC